AGCACCCCTTCCACCAAAGCTCTTGATATCTTGGTTGAAATTATCATCGGCTTTTTGGGTTTCTTTAATCTCATCGGTTTCTTCAATATCATCAATAACAAGATTAAGTTCATCTTGTTCATTATATTCTGTAATAATTTGTTCGTCTTTTTTACTCATAGTATTATATATTCTTACACAGTTTTACTGATTTGTCAAGGGGTAGTTTTTAAAAGTTCTGGATTCTCATGGTTATTGCCCAAGACTTCAATAGGATTATCATAGAGATAAAGGGAATGTAACCACTGGAAGGACAAGGTTCCTTCGGGTTCGATTAGTTCTGCAACAAAGGCAGCATGTTTATATTTGATGATGGCTTGCCTTTTACTGTTTGCCCATATGAATTCTATAATATCCCCTTCAAAGAGTTCATGGCCGCTTTGGGTTCTCATCTCTGTTGATTGTTGGAGATTACCCTTGAGATCATTTGGAATCGTGCTGAAGTCTGATTCCATGTCAAAGTAATTGAATTTATTATTCGGATTATCCCATAGCCGAAAATGGAAGGATCTTTTCATGGTAAACATATAAGGGTATTTATATACCCATCAATCATAATATTCGTATTCAAAGGAATCCTTTGATCTCATGGCTTCTATTCTGTCCCTTTGTAAACGGAGGTCATCAATAATCTCAATGGCAACAGTAAGTTTCTTTTTGAGTTCTTCGTTTTCTTTCCTTAGTTCAATAAGGACAGGATTAGTTTTTGTTTCTACTTTGTTCATAGATTAGTTATTCAGTTGCTTGGTCTTATTAAGAAGTTCTCTTATCAAAGGGTTTTCTATAATCGAGGCAACAATTGAATCGTATGCTGCAACCATATAAACCTTTCCTTCACATATCTTAAATAGATCATCGGGATCTTTGATAACATAGCACAGCACCGGATTAGGATCAACTATAGAGTTTCTATATTCCTCTCGAAAGATTACCCAATATCCTCCAAGCTTTACTTTTATAGGAAAGCTATGGGGTGGATTACTTTTGGGTTTCTTGGAGTAGCTTGTAGGCCCTGCCCAAAGCCACTTGATTGCCGATTTTATGGTTGAAAGCATCTTCATTTGAACATATTGCTTCTGCTGAAACGGTGATTGATTTGTCAGGATTAGTGAGTTCGATACGAGTCTTTCCTCCCTTGGGTTGGATTTCTTCGTATTCACCATCCATCTTCTTGATGGTCTTTGTGTTTCGGGTATGAATGACTCTTACCTTGTAACCGCTTTGTCTTAGTGATTTAACTGTTTCCATATTATAAATTGATTCTATTTCTTTTGATGGCAAATGATTTTTTTGTTTGTCCTTTGTATTTGAATGTAATCAGATCTTTGCCACTAAAATCTTCTTCTACATCCATAAATTCAATATCAGGATTGTTGTTTAGTGAAAGATGTTCTCCATCTACCGTTACACACGTTTCATATTCCAAGAATGTTTGGCTGTTCATTTCAATGTTTTGTTATAATCTGGAAACAAGGGATATGGTTGAGCAGATGCATGGAGTTCCCTTTGCTCTTTGAGTCGAACATTTTCTTTGTATTGGTTATAGCCCCACATATACATCAAACCCATAGCATGAACAATGATTACATAAATCATAATTGTTCTGAAGTCTGATTTGGAAGATGTTTCTTTCGGTGGTTCGTTTTCTTCCATCCACTTTCTTTTCCAGTCTTCTACGATAGGAGGTCTGGCTGTTTTTGGTTCGGGATTAATTACTTCATCAATATCGAGCTTGGCTTTTTCAATAGCAAGTTTTTCAATACCATCTCTGACTTCCATTTCATCTTCGATGATTTCAACAAGATCATTCAACAATGAAATACGATTGATTATTTTGAATTCAATGAAGTGTGTTCTTTTGAAATCCATCAGACCACGATAGATCTGGAAGAATTTCTTGTCATCTGATTTACGAATCAGATCTTCGATTGCTGTTGCTAATGTAGTCATATATTTTTAGTAGTTGAATACCATTTTAGGAGGAGCATCGTCTGTTTCATATTCATAGACTAGTTCTTCCTTCTTCTCAGTTTTGTCTTTGACATTATCGCCTTCAATTGCAGTAAAGTCAAACCCATTTTCGGTCATCTTGAAATAGGTTGTGCCAGCAGAACCAAAGCGGTTCTTGGTCACTTCAAATTCGCAGATGGACGAATCAAACTTGTTGCGACGAATCATGATATTGCAATCAACATTGTGGGGGAACAGGGTAGTTCCCTTATATGTGCCACGCTTGGTCGAATGGAGGATCGTGCCGACCACAACACCAAGCTGTTTGGCAGTAGAAGTAATGTAGTTGGCAAGATAGGTTTCGAGAAACAGACGGCGCAAGCCAGTCTTGCTTGCGATGGCAGGAAGGGAGTCGATGATGATAACATCAAACTTGTTTTTCTCGACTTCTTCAAAGATGGATTCGATCACGTTCATATTAGCAATCTGAACATGCTCAACACCGATACGAGAAGCGGTGAAGCCAAGCTGGTAGATGGTTTCTTCGGCTGAGATATAACCGACATTCAAGCCGTTCTGCTGGATGCCATTGAGCATTTGCAGGAGCATGGTGGTCTTGCCACAACCCGGCGTTCCCGCCAGAGTAAAGGTTTGACCAGCAATGAAACCTCCACCAAGAGCCTCGTCCAAGTCAGTGATGCCAGAAGCAATTCTGAAATAGAAGTTGTCTGGAACCTCAACGTCTTTGGTCTTGATGAAGTTGGAATGTTGTATGTTTAGTTCAATCATGCAGGGGTCAAGTTACACGGAATTACCTGTAATGTCAACCACTATCTTCAGACTATTTGAAAGTGTCGAACATCATTTGGATCGTCAGACTTGACCCCGAAAATATTTGCGAGATAAAAACCACCTTTCTTATTCTCGACATAAACTGGTTTAGGGATATTTAAATGAATTAAAAGCTTTTTGAGAAGGTCAACTCGATCTGAATTGAAACCAAATCCATCAGAATCAATAAATGATTTCCAGAAAGAAACATATGATACATCCATCTCACTTGTCTTACCTAATATGATACCCAGACTATCAACATCAATATTCTCGAAAGCTGATCCACCTTTACCAAAAACAAACAGACCATCCCCTTCTATTCCTTTTCTTTCTCTGACTTTTCTTAATAGATAAGAATGAGAAGGCATTGTCTCATCTTCCAGATGAGCATAAAATATCGTTTTGTTATCTTCATCAAATGCGAACAAGTATGCTTTTTCGGAAAAGAAATCTCTTGGGTATTGCCTACCATCCAAACCAATAATCTTGTCTGGATTTTCTTTTAATAAAAATTCTTTTTCGTATAAAAATTTTACAAAATTCATATTATTACTTATAAAGTAAAAACCCCTCTTGAAAAAGAGGGGTTTTTGTATTGTATTAGAGTAACGATGCAACTACTTTTTTAGCCCAACGAAATAATCCGAAAAAAATCTGAGCGATTTCTTTCAAATCTTCTCGCTGTATCGTTCCAACAAATCCAACTGTTCCATAGGGTCCGAAGACTATTCCTAATTGATGAGTTTGGTATTGTTTCATGTATTTTCATCTCCTTTCACTTTATACTTAACAGCATTATCTATACCAAACAAGTTACAATATTGTAATACTTTATAACCTGTTGAATACGTGGAGGATAAAAAGTTTAAATGTTAAAATTTCTTTCTTAATAAAATAGTAAAGAAGTATGGGCAAGTTTATTATGTAATAATAAGTTAACCAAAATTCAAACAAACATCTTTTGACCAAATATCTAATTTTGTTTGTAAACATATATTTTTTTACCTTTTACTTCTTTTACCTTTACTTCTGGTTTAATTTTCTTTTCCCAAACTATATTATCATAGTTGTTTTTATAGTTTTTGGAAAAACAATTTCTCGGTTTATCTCCTTTTCCTGCACTCATAAATTATTTTGAACAAGACTGAATTAAGAAAGCAAAACTGAAAAATAAAACTACCAGTAAAGATGAACTGAAAATTATTGAAAACTTATTTTTCATAGCTTATTACTTTAGCTTCTTTTGGGTGTTTTGTCAATCTTTTTTGTAAGTAATAATATATGAGATCAAAAGATGACATTATGTTACAAGAAGCTTATGAATTAATTCTTGAAGGTAAAAAGAAAAAAGAAACAAATAAAAAGAAACCCAATCCTTGGGCTGTTTGTAATGCTTCAACTGGTGGAAAAAAGAAAAATCCAGAAAAATTTGAAAGTTGTGTAAAAGGTGTTAAAAAGAAAACAGGATTTAAAGATAAAAAGAAAAAGTAAATGAAATCAAAAGACGATAAAAATCTTTTAGAGGCTTATTCAACAGTTTTAAAAGAAAATAGCTGTGGGATCATGGGTGATATGATCGTTGCTCCAACCGAAACCGGACATCCCGAACAAACAGATTCTTCAAGAGAACAAGAAGAAACAAGTATGGATGAAAATAATGCTTCAGTCATTTTACAAAAAGCAAATGTTTTAGTATCCTTATTACAAAGCGGAGTTCGCTTAGATCCTTGGATGCAACAAAAAATTACTCTTGCTGCTGATTATCTTACAAGTGTAACCGATACAGCAACATTCGATCAGCAAAAGAATCAACACCAACCTCATCATGAAATCTAAAGACGATAAAAATTTACTCGAAGCATACGAATCTGTTTCTAAATTACAAGTAGAAGCAGAATCTAAAATATATCAACCCAAACAAAATATTGCGGGAGGAACTAGCACATCTTTAAAAGACTTAACATATGCAAAAAAAGCTGAATATGACGAAGATTTAGCTGAATGGATCAAAACTCGTATATCCAGAGAGCTTCCACAAGATTTAGATGTTAGAGAAGATCTGGTTAAACTTTATAAAAAACTTAGCGCGAATCAATTGGGTAAAGAAATTACAAAACCCAACGATGAAAAAGAATCTCAAGAAACCCTTACACGCGCACAATATGCAATGTCTGGTTATAGTGGGCCAAATTCATAACACATAGTTCCCGTCATTGTCTGTCCAGATAACTTTTTTAAAATTAAAAAAACGAAGGAGATTCTCACATGACATACATGGTTTTGACAATGCTATTTCTTGCTTTCTGTTATACCTTATATTAATAAGGGTGCATTTCTTGGTGTCTATATTCGTAAGCTTTCTGAGCTTATTGATTGCATCGAATTCACTACAGGTAAACTTTTCTCCCGATATATCTTTACCTGTCCTTGCACATAACTTTTTGTTTCTTAGATTTATTGGATGAGTCTTTCTACAATTATGTCCTATGGATATAATTCTATTCTTATAAAGGATGAAAGAGAAATGGTTGCATCGCATTTCTGGATCAGGATCTATTAAAGACTTAGATATTTCCTCGATCCTTTTATATTTTTTTATATTCGATCCCATAAAATTCAAAGATGTCTATAGCTTTCATGTCATGGTCATATAATTCCGAATATATAACTTTCTTGATGCCATAAGCAGCAATCATAGTAGCACAATTAGAACAAGGTAAGAGTGTGCAAGCCAACAAACTACATTCTCCACGTTTAATAAGAGAAAGTAAATTAGCTTCTGCATGAATCATGTATGGTCTTCTTTCATTTCGATCTAACCAAAAATTGTTATCTACGTTTTTTCCTGTAGCCAATCCATTGTAAGCAACACCTATGACACGATTATCAAAATCCAAAGCACAAGCACCAACTTTTTTAAATTGATCTTCAGATCTTAAAGCTGCTACTTCTGCTATTTTCATAGCATACTCTTCCCATGATAATCTAGACTTCATTCGCTATTTCAATAAATGCATGAAACAATTTTTCGTTTTGAAAAAGATTACAAGCAGTAAACCCTTGCCACATGTTCCAACTGAAATTCAGTCTTTCTTTAAATCCTTTTATTTTGTTTCCACCGTTTTTACTCCCATTGATAATATTATCAAGAATAATGTTTGTAATAGTCCATAAATTATTATTTTCATTTTCTATTTTTGTAGAATTTAACAAAGAAAAAGAATTGAAACTATATGGTTTTTTCTTTTTTTTGTATCGAATATCTGTTGCATAGTTTGCATAACCCATCATTTCCATATTGGTTAGTATTCTGTTTTTTGCTTCATTAATAGAATTATTAATGGATTCATAATATACTCGACAATGATCTAATTTTTTCGCAAGTTCTTCTATGGACAAATTATTTTTTTTATGAATAAAAACATTATCTTGCATAAAATATTTTGGTGTTATAAAATCTACTTTGGTAGTTGGATTATGCCAACCAATTAAATAACTCAAGTCTTGTTTTGTATTCCAAATATAAATTTGGGGATACCCTTGCTGCAATGCAACATCATCGCTACATGTATTTTCATGTACCAATACAGCACAGTGTTTCTTAAAATCGGTGCTGCCATGTGACACAGCATCCTTTAATACCCAACCTTTACCTAAAGCTATTTTTAAAATATCCCTAGTGGATGTATACAACCCTTCTTTGGAGGGTAAGCTAATAGTAGAAGCTTTGTCTGATGCATCTTTAATTGTTAGCGGTTGTATCATTTAACAGAAAGTTTTCAATTAATCTTTTGTAATAAAGATAGCTAATCTTATCATTAACTTTTAATTTATCAAGCATTGATGGTTTAGCTGTAGATAAAATTTTATCATTCATTATAGAACCTTCTTCCGTAGTGTGTCCTAGACCTAACATATGTCCAGCTTCATGTGCAACTGCTCCTGAAAGATATTCTCCTTTCAATACATGATCGTATTCTTTATTTAAAAGAACCGTTTTTGTTCTAGGTGAATATTGTGCAACCCAATCCGGTTTTTTAATTCGGCTTGGATCTGCATGTTCAATTATCAAATATGCACTATCAATTGATTCTGTTCTTTTAAAAGCCAAACGATTTGTGGTCCAATAATCTAAACCTCTGGCTATTTCTTCTGGATATGGACCATCATAATAATATTCTATCAAAAGAGATTTTTCTCTTTTGAATTCAAAATAGAATAAAACACCTATAGCTATGATTAGCAATAATTTCACAAAACAAGTATGGCTATTTTTACTTGTATTGTCAAACCTTATTTAAGTAATTCTTTGATAAAAGCAGCAGCCCATTTCTGAGCTTCGCCTGTGTTAGCGGCTCCACGGATATTCCCATCAATAAAATTCATAACAGGCTTCATTTGTTCATCGGATATACTGCTTAATTTTTCAGCAGCTTTCGCGTATTGTTCAGGACTTAAATCTAGATTTTTAGCAGCATTAACAAATGCTGGTGAGGGTCCATTAGACCAGTCACCCTGACCATTAATTCCTTTTTCAAATAAAGCTGAATCAAATTTGTTTTTAGCTACATCAAGTGGAGATTCTGGATTAAATGGTGTTTCATGGTATCTTTCGAAATAAGAATCAGGATTTAACCCTGCATCTACGGGTTGATCGATCAACTCAGCACTGGGTTCATTAGCTGTCAGTCCCATCTCACTTTCTAGACCATTAATATATTTGGAAAGATAATCAATACTAACCCCTAATATAGGTGCAGCTACAGCAAGAATAGCTGCTTGTTTAGCGACTTTCTTTGGATCAGGTCTTTCTCCATTTAAAACATCTGTTGCTGCTTTTCTTAATGCACCAGCAGTTGCAGCTTTTAACATTGTTGCAGGAATACCAGCTATGCCAGCAATTGATGCTAATGCTCCACCAGCAGCAGCACCTAAAGCCAATAATGGTGCAGCCTTACCAACGAACTCTACTCCTCTTCCAATCGAATGTCTAATATCACTTAATTTAGATTCTGTTGGTTTAATTGAATACTCTGATTCTAATTTTGCGATCATTCCATCAATTTGTTTTTTTACCGAATCATCAGCACCGGAAGTTGTTCCTAAGTCCCTCTGAAGTTCTTTTAGGTGTGAACCAACTTTCTTTTGGAATATCTCAAATCTTTTGTTCACTCTTTGTGATTGAACATTGCTTTCTCCTGTGGGTGTTTTTTCTCCCATAGCAAATCTTTTCCATCCAGAAACATTAGAAGCAATTCTAGAACCTAATTTTTCCTCAACATAAGACTCTTCTTTGATTTCTTCTTGTGAAAAAGACTGTTCTATTTCTTTTTGGTCAGTAAAATCTTTAGGAGATTTTTTAATTTCGTCAAAAAATTTATTGATTAACTCTCTATATTTTTCTTGTGCAAGTAATTCAGCCTCTAAATTTTCTATGGCCTTTTTTAATTCGTCTACATTATCTTCTATTTTTTGTTCGAGATCTGTAGGTAAACTATTTTCAACTTCCTCTTTTAAAAGAACTCGTTTAAAATAAATTTCTTGTAATGATTTAAATTCTTCTGTCTTGTTCATAATAAATTACATTCTTTCAAAAATTCATTAAAGGGATTATATGATTCGTTTTTATATGAATACCTTGTTTTAGTTGGCCCGACTTTAGTTTCTGTTCTTGTCACTCCAGATGGTTTTTTAGTTGTTTTAACTGGGGCGTTTTTTTGTTTAGACCATTTTTGGTTTAGTGTTTCTATCAAATTAGGATTTTTAATTATTTCTGCTTTTTTTGTTTTTCCTTTTTTACTGGATAAAACTACCCAATTTTTACCATCATACACATATTTGAAAATACCATGTTCAACAGTATCATTTTTCTTTGGGGATTCTATTGCTGTTTTTGATGTACCTCTTACAGGTGTAATTTCACCTTTAGGTTTTTTTGGTTGTTCTTGTGTTTTTTGTTGTGGAACTTCTTCAGTTTTTTGTTGAGTTGGTTCTGGTGTTTTATTTGAGTTATCTAAATCTTCTTTTCTAAATAAAGGTTTGCCGCTTACAATAGTAGATTTGATCTTACCTGTTGCTGCTTTATTCTGTAATTCTGTTTCAGATATTTTTAAATAATCTGCTGCACCTTTTATATCAAGATAACCTTGTACATTAGTTGTTGGTTTGGAAGTTTCTGGTGTCGGTTCACTAGTTGGTTCTGGTTGTGAAGTTGTTTTTACTTCCGGTGTGGTTGTTGAAGTTTGTGTGGGATTAGTTAAAAATTTCTCAAGATTTTCTATTTCTTTTAATCTTTGTGCTATAATTGGAAAATCTTTTTGAAGCGTATCGGGATTGGGATCTACTTTAAAAAGTTTCAAATCATTTTTGAAATCAGCAATTTCTTGTTGGACTTTCTGAACAAAGGATTTTAGTAAGGAACCTTGTTGGGCTTTTGCGTACTCTGTTCTTGCACTTGGACGATCAGCCGTATCGCCTGTAAGCTTTCCTCCAATATTTTTCATCAGTGTACCAGCACCTTGTTTGATACCAGCACCCTGACCTTTTAATCTGTCCCAAATCCCCTCTTGGTATAATTGTTCCAAGAGCAAATCATCATTATTTCTCATACTTATGTATTAATACTTATACATAAGTAAGAGTAAAAATGTAATTTTTAGTTGTCGATTCTATACAGAGCCAGAGAATCTCTCCGATAGGGGGGATAATCAGGATATCTGGGAATTACTCTGTAATGTGCAGACTCAACAGGAGGATAACCTGATGGTGTTACATACGTTTGACCATTGCCGTTGTTAGTTGAGTAAGATCTGGTCGTATGATATGCACAGCCAGAAGACAGCACACAACCTACGGTTAGCACAATATGGAATATGTTTTTCATACTCCACCAGACTATAGGGAATTACTTGTAAGGTCAAGAAATTTTTATATCACCAGTGTAGTTTTCTGGTTCTTTAATTCCTGTAGGACCTTTTTTCTCTATTAAATCATTTAAAAAATACCACCTTGGGTATAAAGTTCCTTGTCCAACTTGGATAAGTCCTGTTGGTTTTCCTCTGTTATTATCTAGTCTAAAGGCTTTTCCTAACTTAATATCTGGAGCATTTTCTGTTTTTGTAATTTTGAATTTGTGCAAATAAGTTGAATTATCAGTTTCAAAAATAAACCAAGTTGCATACTGTAAGTCTGGATAAATTTCTTCATTGATAATTTGGCTTTGATAATTTATTATATTATCGAAAGATTCATTATTTGGTCTTGGGTCTGTTAATTGTACCCAAAATGTTCCAGTCTGTGAAATAATTCTTTTAACATCAATATCATTTTTTTTATTTTCGTCCTGATTTACTATCTGATTTAATTGGTTATTAAACAAATTTAAAAGAGGATTTTGTTGAATATCTACAATTTCACCTACAAGACCTTCAAGGGTTCCAACTTTTTCCATTATTACTGCTGTAGGGGAAAATATTCTGGCTGTTGAAGTTTCTTTTGTTGTTGTTGAAGTGCTTTGCGGCGTTTTGCTTTCTTGTAAAGCTTTATTAGCCATATCGCTTGTTACAAATTTCAATTCAAACTTTTTCTGTTCTAAATTTTTTGGAAGCTGAGTTTTTACATCTTTATTATTTTGAAATTTTTTCATGAAATCTGGAAGTCTTGTTAGATTAAAATTGTATGCTCCTTTTGCTGCATCGAAAATATCTCCAAGAGCTTCTTGAATTACTGAATCGAATTTATTCATATAGTATATTTAGTATCTTAAGGATAATTATTAGAGAATGGTTGATACACAACAATACATTGCCCAAGAATATCTTTATAATAATAGAATTTATAAAGGAAGATTTCCTATAGCCTTGGTAAACAAAAATTGTCCTTATGGTGGATATATTTCACCTGAACAATTTGAAAGAAACTTTACACCAAATACAACATTAAGAGAAGAATTAAACGAAGACGAAATTGGTTTTATTAGACTAGAAACCGAAGTAACCGGAAAAGATTCTTCTGGAGGAACAGTTATCAAAGATTACATTACTACTGAAAATTCACCTAATAAAAATCTTAGTAATAAAAACTTTACTTTAAGTTTAGCTTAAATAATAAATAATAACATATGAGTCAAGGATTAAAAATTTCAGAATTACCAGATCTTCCAAAAAATGATATAGATGTTGGTGATTATTTTATCATAGCCGAAAAAACTGGACAAAATACTTGGGCTACAAGAAAAGTTGATGCAAAATTTATTTTAAAATTAAAAACAGAAGCTGTAAATGCTGGTTTAGATGAAAATGAAGCTGAAATTTTAGCATCCACAACAACAAATAACCAAACACAAGCATCGGTTTTAAATTTAAGAAGACTGAAAGCTGGAAGTGATATTTCTTTGGTCCAAAGTGCAGATAATATTACTATAAATGCACTCGTAAATGCCCGAAATGCAGAATCTAATATAGCTAACAGAGCAGGACTTTTCATAGGAAAAAATACAAATGACGATTTAAGATTTAAAAATATTTCAGGTACTAAAGGTATTGAAACCGTACATGATAATCCTACAAGGGTTATTATACAACCTATGGCTCATCATTACTTTTTTGTTCCTGCTAGACCGAACAATCCAGACATAAACCCGAATATTTTAAATGTATGGTCTAAACAAAGATCTCAGCCCGGTGCTTTGTGGCCCGGAAGAACTTTGACGGGTGCATGGACTACACCAACACAGACTTTAAATTTAACAGATCAAATCAATGCATTGCCACAAAATGTTAGAGACTCCTTAAATGCATCTGAAAAAGGATTAGCTTTTATAAGAATAAGGTTAAACACAAACTCTGCTGGAAATGTCCCACATTATGTACAGGTAAAATCATCTGGTGCAAATGATTGGGTAACTAAAATTGATATAGATCCATCGGGTGGATCTGGTGCAGCATGGGAAGGTGAAGATACGACTACAACTATTGTACAGTTTAATAAAACAAACAGAAGTTTTGACTGGAGAGTTGGTGTTGGTAATGTAGCAAGAGGACCAACATGGGAGTTTTCTGTTGGAATGTGGTTAGAAGGTTTCTTTATTTAATTTTTCAAAATGTCTGATGAATTTAAACCATTATCATACAATGATTGGTTAGCAAAAAATGGCTTATCTGCCACAGAAGATTTTGCTGGCTATTCAAAATATTTGGTAAATTGGTATAAAAAACAACAAAATCCAAATGTAAATTTAAGAGCAGACTACATACAACTATTAAGAGATTTAAATTTTGTATTTGGTGATGAAAAACGTGATCGTTTTTTAAGTAATATAAATTTTGGTAATAGAGAAGAATTAATAAATTCTTTACCATACTTTGTTACCAAAATCAAAGAGCTTGTCAAAGATTTTAACGAAAAAAGACAATCAGTTAAAAAATCAAAATTAAAATACAATTTAAATTCGTCCAATAAAGGAATCGAAACATTATTATATGAATATGTTTTAAGATGCTTTACTAGTAAAGACAGAATTGCACCTGTACCTTATAAACAATTATCTGGACTGTTACCCGACCTTAATAATTCAAACAAGTCTTTTTTTATAGAGGTTGAAGAATTATACGATAATTCAAATTATTCTGATGTCTGGCCCGGTAATCCAGCACGAAACGTATCTCCTAAAACTTTATCAAATCAATTTCCTTATCAAGGAAATTTAAATGAAAACCAGATTTTAGGAATGCTGACATCTTCTTTAAAAGAAAGAGCAGCTTCCACTCCTTTATCTAAAATATTTTTTGATTTTTTAGATACTAATAATCCAGCTTTAGACGAGTCTGAAATGGATTTAAATGGATATTTAAATGCAATTAATACTATTGTAGCAAATGAAAAATACATGGGTAATGATTTATATGCATTGACTGCTATTAAAAATTTTAATGCATTTTCTTCAGATTATACGGCAAATTTAAATTTAGAAGTTGGAAACAATTGGTTTTATTGGCCTAGTGGTGCAAAAATTTATAAATCAGATCCTATAGATAACATATATTTTCCAATTAATATAAACAGTAGTGATCTTGTAAAAAATGGAGCTACTGGTACTGGAGATTTTAGAACTTCTGATATTATCCTCACAGATAAAAAAGGTTATATAGAAGGTGCTTGGTTGCTAGGTCCAAGAATGGAATTTAGTAAACATAGAATCACTGTGAACATTGATTCAGGAGAAAAAAGACAATTTTTATGGCCGTATGTTGGTTTTAATTTAACCAAAAACACTAATCAATGGAGAGGCTTTTCTTTAAATGATGATTCTAATAAATATTTTTATTTCTTATCAGATAAAGAAAAAAATTTGATATTAGAGAAATATTATACATTAAGACTCCCAGTACTTTCTAGTCAGCCAGTTTATTTAAATTCTACTAATTTTTATAAAAGTGGGGCATTGCCAGCACAAAATGCATTAGATGCAGATGTGATTATTAAACAAAAACACACTTACGATTTTCAACCCATCTATTCTTCTAAAACAGAAGCAGCATATTTATATAGATTTCATGAAACCGAAATACCCATAAAGGCAGGGGTAACAAATGTATTATGGCCTTTAACAAAAATTGATGATGAAAATCAAAATATTCCTATCACAGTAACTGATGATTTTTGTGACCCTATTGAATTAAAAATGGTAAATGTTCAAGAAGGCTTTAGGGGAGCAGTTGCTGGAACCAATGCTGATGAAGCTGACATAATTTACAAGATAGATAAAAGAACCGGAAACCCTATAGAGGCAGCATGGTTAGCAAATAGTGATGTATCAACATTAAACACAAGCACTGCAAATGATATAAAAGTATATAATACTAAAGCAAGTAGTGAATGTTGCGAAACTTTATTGGTAGGTTCAAATCAAGATGGTATTTTTACTCATATAAAATCTGGACAAAGGATTTCTTTTGTTTGGGGAGATAAAGACACATTTGCAGATGAGGTTTTTAACTACTCTTCACACAAAGAAAATTGTCCATATGAAAAATTAAAGACCAATTACTATTCAGACCAAGATTACAACAATCCAAGACCAATAGCTGAAAAAACTGAACCTTGGAAAGATTGTACTTGTAAAGCTACTCTCTATTCACCAATAGGACATAAAGGAAATTCTTTTGATCAATATGATGGCATTACAGATTTATTATATGCTGATCCACAAGGCACTGGTGAAGACTTTGATTTAAATACTTGGAAAGACACAAGATGTTTGGGTTATAAGTCTAGTCCACAATTTTCATTTTTTAAATTAGATAACAATGCACCAGACGTAATTGGTTTTTGGAATGGTCAGTGGAGGACATCAAATGGTGGTAGAATGGTTTTAAAAACCGGAAGAAGATATACGTATTATAGAACACATTTTAAACGTTTAGGAAATGATGGTCCTATGATAGTTTTGGATTATCAATATAAAGACCCTATAGGTTTTTGTTTAAACTCAACTCCAGTAGACATGATTTTATGTGTAGACTTGAGTAATTCTCAAAAATATAATCTTGATATAACAAGGGATATTGTTCAAAAAATTGTAGAAGGCCAACCTGATAATGTTCATATAGGAATAGTTGCTTTTGATTCTAGGCAATTTCGTTGTTCATATCTTTCAAGATATCCTGATTTGGGTAACTTTTTGGATCAATTGTTTGCTTTTGATGACAGTAATTTTTATGCATATAGAACGAATATTGTTGATGCATTACGTTTAGCTGAATTTTTATTAACAACTACAATAACGGAAAATAATAAAAGATCAATAATAACTTGGAATAAGATTTGCAGAGATGTAAATGCAACAATTGTCGATGCTCAAAGAAAAGCTATTTTCAATCAACCAAGATTAAATGAAGTAGATAAAAAAATTATATTAATAAGTGATGGAGATGAGACATCAGAAGTTGCCAAGGGATATGGTAAAACACAAGCTGAAGCTAACAGAGTTTCAGAAGGAAAACTTGCTTTGATTCCGTATGTCAATTCTCTTAAAGCTAAAAAATATCCTTTAATTAATTCACCACAACAAACTGTAGGATTTACCTTTCAATGTATTGATATCGGACCTTTGAGTATGATAAACAATACCATGGAAAGAATAGCATCCAATACAAATTTATATTTTAATTTACAAAAATATTTAATAACAAACGATACTACGGATGTAACAAGAATTATTAAAAATATAATTTATAACACAGTTAATTGTTATGATGTATATTCTAGGTGGAAAAAATTAATAAGAAGCAATACAGACGGATCTTGGGTCGAATCTAACGAAGAAACAGACATGGTTTTAAGACCCGGTGATAACTTAGTTTATCTACATAGAGAAACTATAAACTACATTTCTCCTCTAAGAGAATATGCAAACTTTTCAATTCCTTCAAAAAGTTTTAATATAAAGATTCCTTTAAGAGGTTGGGATTATGCGAAAAATAGATATGTAAATGATCCTGTAGTTACCTATAGAGGAGGAAAACCATTTTGGGGAAAAGTTTATGTAGATGTAGACAATACTAATAATTTTCAGAAAGAATTTATGTATATGGGTGGTCATGTAAGATGGTTTGATGAATACCTTCCTATTACACAACCCGAAGTTTCTACTATGATTTTGAATTATGGTGATTTTGTCGAATATATCAGAAAAACACCAGAGAGATTGAAGTTGAGTGATGTTTTTGATTTTGTAGAATATAAAACAAACTATCAATGGAACAAATTAGAATTTTCAAAACAATTTTCTAATTTAGAAAGATTTTTCAAAAGTGATAGATTAGAATATGTTGCAACACCGACTTCTGTAAAAAGTGATATGGTGATTGAAGGTTTTTATGAATTTAAACCTGCTAGATACAACTATTATGCTAGAAAACGATTTACATTCGAACAAGATTTACAATTAATATATAAATGTCGCCCAACGTATGTTGATATTTTAACAGGTAAAGTTTTAGAAGCACAATACCCATATGCAAACTTGGATAACATTAATTTTCCAACAACACCATTAATACCATATACTAATAATTTTATTACTAAAAAGAGTGTTGGTGGTTATTTATTACCTAATAATTTAGGTGTTCCATATTTTTCTCCTTATGGATATAACTTTGAAATAGATGAAGAAAAGATAGCACTATTTGAAAGTCAAAAAAGAGAAATGATCTTTTTAGATCCAGAAAAATATGGACCAATAAATAGAAATCTTACAAATATAGATAATCTTGCACCTACAAAGGTAGAATCGATAGATAATAGATGGATGATGATACCGTATGGTTCTGGAGAAACTGCTGGTGTTATAACAAATACAAAAAATTTCCAAAAATTTACAGCATATCAAAGTGAATACGAAATCTTAGGTGTTAATAATTATGGAGTTAGTAGACCCACTGATAATTTCCAATTTTATAATCAAAACAGACAATGGATAGGGGGAGGAACTACAGAAAGAGGGGAAGTTACAGAAAAAATGTATTTAGACCGAAGAGCAAAATTTTTGGCTAATTTGGGTATAATGACAAAATGGAGAATGGATTTGTTTGGAAATAACTATGCATTATATAAATCTAAATCTGATGCAAATCTTCTTGAAACTGATAATTCAGATGTCAATTATAATGATATTGATGCTTCTAGAGAGAAACTTTCAACAGACGATTGGCCTAGAACACAACTCTTCCCAGAAAATTATGAAAATATTGCTTATAACTCTAAAGCAATCGATTATCTTGACTTTATCGTTGAAGAGGAATAATTATTATTCAACAAATTAAAATGGCTGACATAACACCACAGGCAAATATACAAAAGGACAATGGAAGAAGTTTCATGAGTTCATTAGTTTCAAAGCTTCCTTTTATGCAGGATGTCGTTGAAACAGAAACAAACAATCCAAAATACGAATTGTTTGATCGTTTATCTAAACGATATGAAATGAAAGTAATGAAACAGTCTGTTTTGGTTGGTCCGTATTTAAACCAAAACAGTTTAGATGCTGCAAACCCCGCAAACGTTTTTGGTTCAGACAAAGGTTATCATCAATACATTTATGCAAATATAGATGTCGATAAACAAAGAAGATTGTCTGAATATAGGAGAATGGCTGCTTTTGCAGAAGTCTCTGATTGTTTGGACGAAATTTGTGATGAATTTATTAACAAAGACGAAAGAGGTAATGTAATAAAGTTATTACATACAAACACAACTAAGTTAAGCGAAGAAGTTAAGTCAGAATTAGAAAAAGAATTTTATAAATTTGTCCAGTGTTTTGATTTAGAAGGTAAGGGTTGGGGTTATTGTCGCAGACTTTTAACGGAAGGTGAGCTATTCTTTGAAAATATAATTCATGAAGAAAAAAGAGACAAAGGAATAATTGGAGCATTGAGTATACCCGGTGAACTTATCAATCCTATCTATGATAATGTTCAAAATAATGTAATTCAAAATTTCCTATTTCAAAAACCAATTAATTTTGTAAATCAAGCTGATCCTCGAAATCCTAATTTTACACCTAATGCAAACAATCTTCCTACAAACATAGGAAGTGCAAATGCATTACAACATCAAATGATTACTTTGGAAGGAAACCAAGTAACTTATATAGATTCAGGTATTTGGAATGATAATGTAACAATTAAAATACCTTTTATAGAAAATTGTCGTAGAGCCTACAAACTTCTGTCTTTACTTGAAGATGCGATCATCATTTATAGAATGGTCCGAGCACCGGAAAGATTAAAATTTGTAATTGACGTTGGTAACATGCCTCCAGCAAAAGCTGAAGCATATGTTAAAGGTCTGATGCAAAAATATTGGACAAAGAAAACATATGATAGTCAATCTGCTAATAGTGCATCAGGTGGAGGTTCTGCTGGAAATGTATATGATCCACAATCAATGTTGGATTCTTATTGGTTTGCAAAAAGGGCTGGTGAACAGGGATCAGACGTTCAGGTTCTTCAGGGTGGACAAAATCTTGGTCAATTAGATGATTTAAACTATTTTGTTTTAAAATTATATAAAAGTCTCAAAGTTCCAACTAGCAGATTAAATCCAAATGAGACTTTTAAAGATGGTGCTGAAATTCTTAAAGAAGAATTAAGATTTGCTAAGTTTATTGTTAGATTACAAAATCAATTTAGTACAGGATTAAAAGAATCTTTTGTAACGCATTTAAAATTAACAGGTCTTTGGAAAGAACACAAACTTCAAGAATCTTATTTCAATTTTGAAATGGTTCCTCCATCTAATTTCTTTGCAATTAGACAACAACAATTACTGGAATTAAAACTTAAAAACTTTGAAACCATGTCTGGTAATGAAGGTATTTCAAATACATATGCACAAAGATATTATCTTGAAATGTCTGATGCAGCTATTAGTGAGAATATGGAATGGAAGAGAAAAGATGCAGCATTGGCTTGGGAATTAGCACAGATAGAGGCTGCTGGACCCAATTGGAAAGAACAAGTGGAAGCTACTGAAAAAGCAGCAACCGAAGCTGGTGTAGCTGGTGGCGGCGGTGGTGGCGGTGGTGGAGAATCAGCTTTACCGGAATTTGGTGGTGGACCATCTACTGGTGAAGGAGAAGGTGCAGAAACGGGTGAAGCTGGTGGTGGAGCAAATATAGCTGGTGGCGCAACTCCCGCACCTACAACAAATGTTCCTGAAGCAGAAGAAACAGAAAATATTCAAGCATAGCCAATTAATTCATTGGTTATAATTAAAGTGTAAATCTGATTTAAAATACATAAGTATATGTTATATGGCTTATAACATTAGTCCACATATAACAGGCGATACATGGGAAGGTATTTCTAGCATAACTTTCTTAAAAAATAATTCTGCTATAAATTTAACCGATACTTATATAGAAATGAAAGTAAGACTGTCCTTAGATAGTCCTGTTGTTTTTACTTTATCAACTCCAACCAGTTCTGGGATTACTATAACAAATCCCGCAAGTGGAATGATAAGAATTTTACCCACAAAAGTTGATATTCCGGTGGGAGATTACAAATGGAATATTAAAATGACTTTCCCAAATGGTACTAAAAAAACTTATTTGATGGGTAATTGGCCTATTGTATCCGATCTACCCTAATGAATGATGACGTAACAATTAATATATCACCATCTGACGTAGACAATATTATTATAAATCCGTCTACGCCTTCAGATGGTGCTGTTATTAATTTAGATCCATCGACTACTGATAATGTAATAATAAACCCAACAGTAATACCTGACTCGACAAATGTAAATTTACAATCGGGTTCTACTGGTCCTACTGGACCTGTTGGTAATACAGGCAATACTGGTACAACCGGACCTACAGGCGTTGGTGCTACAGGCCCTGCTGGAAAAATGGGTCCTACTGGAAGAACAGGTCCTACAGGAATTGGTATTACAGGTGCTACTGGTCAAACTGGCTTTACTGGACCAACTGGAATTACAGGTTCTACGGGTTCTACTGGACCAACTGGAATTACAGGTTCTACGGGTTCTACTGGACCAACTGGAATTACAGGTTCTACGGGTTTTACTGGACCAACGGGTTCTAGTGGTTTAACAGGTGCTACTGGGCCAACTGGTGGTAGATATAATACAACATCAAACACACTATTAACGATAACTACTGGTGAAACTTACCTTTTAGTCGAATCTGGTTTATCCTATAGTTCAGGACAATCTGTTGTTATAGCATTTTTTAGTAATCCTTCATTTAAAATGGAAGGTGTTGTCACAAGTTATGAAGATAATAGTCTTTATGTAACTGTAACAAAAACATTTGGTAATGGTACTTTCTCAAATTGGTTAGTCAATTTATCGGGACCTTTCGGACAAACGGGGTTTACAGGACAGACAGGTGCTACCGGATCTACAGGATTAACTGGTGCAACAGGATTAACTGGTAATACGGGACGAACTGGAGCAACTGGTGTAACTGGTCCAACAGGAGTTATTGGTCAAACTGGTTTCACTGGTTCTACTGGTTTTACTGGTGCAACTGGTATAACTGGTCAGACTGGTTTTACTGGTTTTACAGGTCCAACAGGATCAACCGGAAACACTGGTGCAACTGGATCTACAGGTCCAACAGGATCAACTGGTGTAACTGGCGAAACTGGTGTTACTGGAGAAACTGGTTTTACTGGTGTTACTGGTGTTACTGGATTGACAGGATTAACTGGTACAACTGGTGCTACTGGTCAAACTGGTTTGACAGGCGCAACAGGTCAAACTGGTTTGACAGGCGCAACAGGTCAAACTGGTTTGACAGGTACTGCTGGATTGACAGGCGCAACAGGGCAAACTGGTGTTACAGGTGCTACTGGTCTAACAGGAACGACTGGTTTGACAGGAGCAACTGGTGTATCTGGTCAAACTGGATTCACAGGATCTACTGGTCAAACTGGTTCTACAGGTCAAACTGGTTCTACAGGTCAAACTGGTTTTACTGGTTCAACAGGACAAACAGGTGCTACAGGTCAAACAGGTGCTACAGGACAAACAGGTGCTACAGGTCAAACTGGTTTGACAGGATTTACAGGTGCTACTGGTCCAGATTTTGTTTTTACTACAAATTTGACAGCTTCATTTGCTGCATCTAAAAGTTTTGGAAAGTATTTAAATGGAGATATAATTCCAGCTATTGGAAAAACACCAGCAGAAATAATACAATTAGCTTTAGTAGAACCGTTGGCTCCTGAATTAGCATTAAGTTCCTCAACAACTATACCATTTAACCAAAGTATAATAAACAATACTATAAATGTATCTCATGTCATAAAAAGTTTAGGAGGATTTGTTGCTACTGCAACTTTAGAATGGAGAAGAAATAATACTGGGTCTTGGATTTTGTTATCTAACAACACTACTTCGAGCTATACATTTATCCATAATTTAACAGACCCAGAACCATTTTCAGGTGCCACAAATGTTAACGGTACAGACGTAAAGCCTTTCAATTATCGTTATACAGTTACAGATAATATTGGAGGAACAAACACAGCTTTATTAAACATAACTCCCCAAAGTTATGTAGCTCCTTCATTTTCATATTCGGTTGTTGGTACTAATATAGTTTCTCCAGAATCGAACCTTGAAAGAGAACGAGGTAATGTTAGTACAAATATATCAGGTTCAATTACAAGACAAAGCGCACTTGTAAATCTTGTAAGTTATCAACTTCAATATCAAGTAAATGGTGGTCCATGGTTAGATTTAGGAGCAACAATTAATACAGGACAGGCAAGTGCTACTATTCCTTTAACAAACCATAATCCTATTTCTGATAATACTGCAAGTACGATAGCATATAGAGTTGTTTATAGAGATACGTACCAAGTGTATAGAAATGCTTCATTAATATCTGCTGTAAACACCATAAATTATAGATTAATGATTTTTCATGGTCATAGATCTTCTGTACCATCAACATCCACAGATGTCAGAACATTAACCGCAACTGGTGCAAGGTTGTTTGTTACTGGTTCAAATCCTTTTATATTAAACAGTGGAAATACTAATAGATTTTTTGTTGCAGCAATGCCTAATACTAATTCTATATCATTGGTTACAGATTTAGATGCTTTGGGGGCGAATATAACCAATAATTATATTAATAACCCATTTAATGTTAATGATGCTGGTGGTAATTCTGTCTTGTATAAAGTTTATACAATGGAAATTGCAGGACCATATTCTAGTAATCATAGACATCAAATAACAAGAACATAATATGATAGATAATAAAGGATTAGAATTACCTTACGGAATACAACCAGTAAAACCTCTTCCGGTTGATACTTGGTCTGGTCCTTTTTCGGGTATAAGTCTTGTTGATGCCAGAACAAGAGCATTAACATCAGTACCATCTGCTTTTAGATTCCAATCTATGGAAGTCAGATTGATTGTTAACAATCAATCATACAAATATTGGTTCAGGGATGGTATACAAGACAATAATTTAATAGACATGGCACTTGCTGGAAGTACAGGTACAGCAGGAGCAACTGGTCTTACAGGACAAACTGGTGCTACTGGACTAACGGGTATAACGGGTGTTACTGGAAGTACAGGAAGTACAGGTGCCACAGGTTCAACGGGTACTACAGGAAACACAGGAAATACAGGAGCAACGGGTGGGGATAGATATGCTACAACATCAAACACAACTTTAACAATAGACACAAATTCAAAAATATTAACAATAGATACATCTTTATCTTATGTTGCAGGACAATATGTAACAATAACACCACCGAATTCACCAAATAATAGAATAGAAGGTGTCATAACTTCTTATTTGCCTAATAATGCTACAAATAATTTGTTTGTTAATGTTATAAGAACTTTTGGTTCTGGAACTTTCAGTAATTGGCAAGTCAATTTTATAGGACCATTTGGTTTTACTGGTCCTACAGGTAATACAGGTGTTGCTGGCTTTACTGGTCCTACAGGGAATACAGGCTCAACAGGTTCAGGGACAACAGGTAATACAGGTCCCACAGGCGCAATAGGAAATACTGGAAACACTGGTTCAACAGGAGCCACTGGTGACAGATATCTTACAACATCAAATACAAATCTATCAATAACTACTGGGTCAATAATACTGACTGTAGGAACAGGGCTGTCATACAGTGCTGGACAATATGTGACCGTAACATCAACCGCAAATTCTTCTAACAGGGTTGAAGGTCTGGTAACAAATTATTTTCCAAACAACGCGACAAATAATTTGTTTATTAATGTCATAAGAACATTTGGTTCTGGGACTTTTAATAGTTGGTCTGTCAATTTATTAGGAGCATTTGGTCCTTCAGGTGCAACAGGTAATACAGGCACTGCTGGTAATACTGGAAACACTGGTCCAACCGGAGCAGGTAATACTGGTGCAACTGGGGTAACTGGGCCTACAGGAAGTGTGGGTGCTACAGGAACAACAGGAGCCACAGGTGTAACAGGAGCCACTGGTGATAGATATACTACAACATCAAATACTAACCTAACAATAGGAACAGGTAGTAGAATTTTTACAATACAAACCGGATTAGCATATTCTGCTGGACAATATATAACAATTACATCTTCCGGTTCTCCTTCTAACAGAATGGAAGGAATAGTAACAAGTTATTTAACAAACAATTCAACCAACAATTTATTTGTCGATGTTATTAGAACATTTGGTTCTGGATCATATGGAGATTGGCAAATAAGTTTATTAGGAGCATTTGGTCCTTCAGGTGCAACAGGTAATACAGGCACTGCTGGTAATACTGGAAACACTGGTCCAACCGGAGCAGGTAATACTGGTGCAACTGGGGTAACTGGGCCTACAGGAAGTATTGGTTTTACTGGTAATACAGGTGTTACAGGACCAACTGGAGATAGATATTTTACAACATCTTCGACATCTTTAACTATAAGTTTGGGTTCTAAAATTTTATCCGTAGAACAAGGTTTAGCTTATAGTATAGGTCAATATGTAACAATAACAAACGCAACAAATGTATCAGACAAAATGGATGGTGTTGTTACTGGTTACGTTTCTAATAGTAATACAAATAATTTATTTGTTAATGTTAATAATACATTTGGAACAGGAACTTATTCAAATTGGTTTGTAAATTTAATCGGTAGTATAGGATCTACTGGTTCTACTGGCATAATTGGTACTACTGGACCTACTGGACCAACTGGAACAACTGGTGCAACTGGATCTACAGGAATAGGAAATACTGGTCCAGTAGGTGTAACAGGCCCTACTGGTAACATGGGACCTACAGGTATAACAGGGCCTACGGGTAGTAGATATAACACTTTTACGTCTTCTACCATAACTGTTAGTAATGGTTCTAAGAATTTTACAGTTGAGCCAAATTTAGCATATAGTTCTGGTCAATATATTGTCATAACATTTTCAGGTACATCTAGTATTCGGATGGAAGCTATTATAACTGGATACGTTGCAAACACAGGTAGTTTATTTGTTGATGTAATTAAAAGTTTTGGATCAGGAACACATAATGCTTGGAATATAAATTTATTAGGACCTTATGGTAATACTGGTGAAACTGGTTCGACAGGATCTGCTGGTAATACAGGGAATACTGGAACTACAGGACCTACAGGGGCAGGAGTAACTGGATCTACGGGTGTTACAGGTGCAACAGGTTCAACAGGAAATACTGGAACTACAGGACCTACAGGTGATAGATATTTAACATCATCAAATACATCTTTATTAATAAGTTCTGGTCCTAAAATTTTATCTATTGAATCAGGATTAGCTTATAGTGCTGGACAATACATTGTCATAACCCACAGTCCTGCTCCAGCAAATAGAATGGAGGGTGTTGTTACTGGATACCTTTCAAATAGTAATACAAACAATTTTTTTGTTGAAGTTTTAAAAATATTTGGTTCTGGTACATATAATAGTTGGACAATAAATTTAATTGGAGCATTGGGACCAACTGGATCTGTTGGACCAACTGGTATAGGCATTACAGGACCAACTGGTTTAACAGGTAACACTGGTTTAACAGGTCCTACAGGTTTCGGAAATACTGGTGTAACAGGTCAGACTGGAACTACTGGTAATACAGGGGTAATGGGCCAGACTGGTTTTACAGGAACAACTGGAGCAACAGGATCAATCGGTAATACAGGTGTAACAGGTCAGACTGGTATAACAGGTCCAACAGGCACTACAGGAAATACTGGTATAATAGGGCCTACTGGTCCAGATTTTGTATTTCCATATAATCTGACAGTTTCTTTACCTAGCCCTAAGACTTTTGGTAGATATGCAAGTGGTGAAACTATTCCAGCCATTGGGAAAACGCCAGCAGAAGTTATAGAAATGGCAATTGTTCAACCAATAAACCCAACAGCATCTATAAATCTAACTACTCCATCACCTTCTTTTAATCAAACTAGTATTAATAATACATTCAATCTATCTCACACCATCAATAGCTTAAATGCAACAGTATCGACAGCTTCATTAGAATGGAGAAGAAATAATACAGGTTCTTGGTTAGAAATATCTACCAATTCTTCTTCTAGTTTTACATTTACACACACATACACAGATCCTGAACCTTTCTCTGGTGCAACTAATTCAGCAGGTAGTGATACAAAACCATTTAACTATCGATATACAGTAAGAGATACTGTTGGTGGTGTTACCACAGTAACCAGAGATGTTACGCCTTCTAGTTATAGTCCACCATCTATTGCATTTAGTGTTGCTGGTGCTTCTATATCATCACCAGAAACAAATACAAAAAGAGAAAAAGGAAATGTCAACACAAACATATCAGGAACGGTTACAAGAAATTCTGCAAACGTAAATCTAACAAGTTATCAAATTCAATATCAAGTAAACGGTTCTGGGTCTTGGATAAATGTTGGTTCTAGTGTTTCAATAGGACCAAACACAACCAGTATTACAAGCACTAATCACAATCCTGTGGCTAATAATACAGCCAATTCACTTATCTACAGAGTTCAAGTGATTGATGCATACCAAACTTATATCAGTAATGCAATAACATCTAATACATCTACTATATCATTTTTAAATTTAATATTTTATGGCCCAGTAGCATCAGCACCAACAAACTCATCATCTGTTAGATTATTACCAAGCCGTGTCTTTACGGATTTTACACAATCAGGATATACTGGACTGGCATTCGATTTAAATACAGGAACTACTTTGAGAATATTTACAATAGCTCTCCCAAACACTATAACAGAAGTTATAGACTTGGATGCCTTGAACGCAAATATCACAAATAATTATATAAATAACCCCTTCAATGTCAATGATGTGGGAGGGACAGCAACAAGTTATAATGTTTATACTATGACAAATGCTATTCCATATCCTGAAAATCATAGACATAAAATAACAAGAACATAATATTATGCCAGCACCAGACGGATTAGGATTACCATACGGAATAAAGCCAGTACAGGCTGTAGCAGTCGATGCTTGGTCTGGACCTTATACCGGAAACGATTTATCTTCTGCATTAGCCGAAGCTAATAACTCTATTAATGCAGCTATTCGTTTTAAATCAATGGAAGTTAGGTTGATTGTAAATGGTGTATCCAGAAAATTTTGGTATCGTGACGGAATTGGTAATAATGATCTTGTTGAATTTGTAGGTTTAACCGGACCAACAGGTGCTACAGGTGCTGGACAAACAGGTGCTACAGGACAAACAGGTGCTACTGGACAAACAGGAGCTACTGGAGCAACAGGTTCTACTGGTGCTACAGGTTTAACAGGTTCTACTGGAGCTACTGGACAAACAGGAGCTACTGGTGCTACAGGTTTAACAGGTTCTACTGGAGCTACTGGACGAACAGGAGCTACTGGAGCAACAGGTTCTACTGGTGCTACAGGTTTAACAGGTTCTACTGGTTTGACTGGATCTACTGGAGCTACTGGACAAACAGGGGCTACTGGACCTGCGGGTACACCTATAGACGTTATACCAACAGTAACAAATTATCTTTCTACAAATAATGTACAAATTTTAGATTTGAGTGTTAGCGGTCAAATACTCTCTGGAAATAATGTGGAACTATCTAATATTTTTTCAAATACTAAATACCTCTTCAATGATAATAATCCATCTGATAACACCCAAAGATTTATATATTACGGAAACGGTTATCAAAGTATAAATGAACTAGGTGGTCTTGATGGTTCTTATTATTTTGATGCTCCTTGGACTAGGTGGTTTATAAATTTAGGCAACGGTCCTATATCTGGCACTAATTACGATAGTTTTTTTGAAATATATGTTTATCCGAATGAAATTAAAAAAATAAACTATAATGGAACTTCTTATTCTGTACTAGAATCATACAATTTAAGCAATTCCCAACAAATAGCTGTAAAAGTTAATACACTTGAACAAAACTTAAGTTCATTGGCAGATCCTCCAAATTATATTCAACCAAGTGCTACATTAACTAATTTTAGTGGAACACCATTTGAAGTTGGACAAACAGTTACACAAACATTAACTTTAGATTGGACTCAAGGAAGTGCTGGTAGTTTTACAACAGGCACATTTTCTAGAAATGGTTCGGTTATATTAACCAATACTGTTTTACCTTCAACATATAATGTTAATGAAATTACAGGAACATCCTCAATAACATATAGAAATACTGTCAATTATAATCAAGGTCCTATATTGAACAATTCATTAGGATATCCCGATCCTACTGGAAGAATTGCTGCTGGTTCTAAATTTATTGAAGTATCTCATCGCGGTTATTATAAAATGTTTTTTGGTAGTGTTCCAACTGGACAAATACCAGCAAACCTTAGAAATTTACCAAGTAATAAATTTGATTTAGCTGGTGCTTCTGGTTCAATAGCACCAACAGAATTTGGGACGATAAGTGCAGTAAACATTGTATTTGTTTTACCAACACCAAGAGTATTAACTTCTGTAATAACAGATTCAAACGAGGATCTTACTTCAAGTTTTACACTTTCACCAACATCCATAACCTTACCAAATGGATCTACATACTCCTATAATTATTACAGACTAACAACAGTTATTCCTTTGGGAATACCGTTTAGAACAATTACCTACGCATGAGTTATCCTTTTCCAACATTTCCATTAGTTAAAAGAGTTGGCTTAACCACAGCCGCATCTAATGTTGATGCGCGTTATGGTCCATGGTTATCTATTAATGATGCATTAACATCATTCAATGCTGGCCTTAGATCAAAAGGTTTGACTGTTGGTATATACACGCCAAATGATAACATAAACAGTCCTGTAATAGAATACTGGTGGAAGAGTGGTATAACAGATAATGATTTAATCTTAAAACAGCCTGAAGAAACCAATCAAGGTAAGATTAAAATTTTATCTAATAATGAATTTACATTAAGTGCCAGTTCTTTTTCTTCGTTTTTTAAATCAGTTACAAGTTCAAACGATTTTACTTTTTCAAATTTTTTATCAGGTGCTTCCATAACATTATATGTTTCTGCAAATCATGTAGGTTATTTTAGACATTATGTTCCACAAACGTCTTTTATAGGAAATGCGGGTGAAGGTAATACATTTTTTACATTTGAAAACAAAATTACAAAATTAACATTACAAAATGTTGGGGATTATTATATAGGTTTAGCTGATCCTGTTTCTTATGATGTTGTTCAAGTAACCGCTCCTACGGGTGATAGTATACTTCTAGATGCTTATATTGGTTATCTTAAACTAGAAAATGGATACTATATACTTTTAGACCAGTAAGTAATTAGATATATGGCTGATTTAAGAATATCGCAATTGAATCAAGTGGTAACACCCACTTTAAATGATATATTTCCTGTTGTAAATTCTGCGGAAACCAAAAGAATAACTTTTGGTAATATTAATAATTCATTGCCAACTACCACCTTTGTCAGGGCCAATTCTGGTATATGGAACAAAACTTTAGATTCAGCAAGAATGGAAATAAACGGAAATGTAGGTATAGGAAATACGCTTAATAATGTTGAATATATTGTTAATTGGAACAGTTTAACTTATCAAACTAATAGTGGTGTAATCGAAGCCGACATAACAAATGATAATATGATCATAAAAGAAACTGGTAACTATTTGGTAAGTGCCAGATATTCCAGCTATGACCTAACAGATGATACCGACAGCTTAAGAATAAGAATAAGGGGAGCATTTAATTCTCCTATAACCACAATAAGCAGTGGAATTTTATTAGAAACATTACAAGAAAGTTTTATAAACATGGATTCGGGAATATTTGGAACAAATGTTAATGGAAGAGCATCTGTCTGTGGAACTGTTGTTTTAAGAATTACACAAGTTCCTTATTATTTGGCTGCTACCATATTACATAGAGGAGGCTCTGCTATAGGCGGAACTACTGGTTATCCTGTATTTGAAAACTCTTTAGGTTCACAGCCATATTTTACTATACAAAGATTAACATACTAATATGAAATACTATATTTTAATAAATCCGTTTACATTTAAACCTATACAGTTTTCAACTTTTATAGACGAAGACTTTACCGTTGCGAATATACCTGAAGAAATTACTAGCAATACTGTAATTGAAAGTAAAAAAGCTTTATGTATCGAAAGTGAGTATGATCCTACTTTAATGGAAAAAACTTACGACCCTGAAACAGGAACATTTAATTAAAAATGGCACTAGATTTCGAGATTTATGGCAAAACAATTCAGTCCAAAGACATTCGATATGAAAATGTCAATCTTTTGGAATCTGAAGATTTTGGAAATTTCGTAGATGTCAGTCAGTTTGATACATTAAGTGCTGATTTAAAAACGAATTATTTTCCAACTTCTGGTGGTAGATTAATTGGCGATTTAATAGTAACAGGTAATTTAAGTTTATCTGGTAATTTTAATCATAGACTTAATAGAATAGATATTACAACACCAATAATAAACCTAGAATCAAATAGAATTTATAATGTTGATACGACAGTTAATTCAATAACCGGACTATTACCACAAAATCCTATAATAGGAGATGAAATAGAATTTTTAGATACCAGAGGAAAATGGGACACGAATCCTTTTTATGTAAGAAGTGGAAATCTAAGAATAGAAAAACTTAGTTCAGAAGATTTAATATGTGAAATAAAATATGGAAACTTTAAATTGAATTATGTTGATCCTTTGAATTATGGTTGGAAAATTACCACATTCACAAACACAGTCACATCTGGGTATACAACTACAGGTTCACAACTTATACCAGCCCCGTCTGATCCTTTTGCTAGTTTTGTTAATTTATTATTGCGTATGGAGGGATCTAACGGATCAACGACTTTTGCAGATTCTACTACAGCTAATAGAGTCATAACTACAAACGGGTCTGCACAAATTAGCACAGCAGAAAAAAGATTTGGTGATAGTTCAGCACTATTTAATGGTACAAATTCATTTTTATCGACAAATATCCCTGCTTTTTTTAGTAATGATTTTACGATTGAAGGTTGGATTTATCCTTTAGTTGATCCTGTAGTCGCAACACCTATTTTTGCTAGTGGAACTTCTGACATACAAGGTAATTTTATAGTATATATTGAAAATAATCGTTTAAAATTTTACGCAAGTAATCAGGTTGTATTTAATGGTGGTATTTCACCATTAATATTTAATAACCAATGGACATATATAGCAGTCGTTAAAGAGTTTAGTTTATATAATTTTTATGTAAACAATGCATTTATAGGATCTGTAAATGGAATCTTTAATCATCTAAATAGTACTTTTAAAGTTGGTGATGGTTATGGTGGAATAAGATTTTTTAATGGCTATATAGACGAAGTAAGAGTGACTAGAGCCGTGGCTAGATACTCTATTTCTAATAACACTTTTCCTACTTTGATTCGCTTTCCTTATCCATAAAATTTTTTATATATGATTAATTTACGGGATTATTATTATACAACGCAATTCATGGGTGCAACGGCTAATAGAGTCGGTGTAGCTGGTTTTGTTCCTACTGCTTATCCACAAGATGCATTAAAATTTTTAAGAGGAGATGGTACATGGCAAAATGCTGGTGGTGGTTCTACAGGAGCTACAGGTATAACTGGTGCTACAGGTCCGATTGGTGCTACGGGATTAACTGGTATGGGAGCTACTGGACAAACAGGAATAACTGGTCCAACAGGTCCAGCGGGTAGTGATGATCCTTATTTTGGATTAAGAATAAATGGAAATTTTGGACTAACAAACACTACAAACGGTATTGAATCTATAATTCAATGGAACAGTAGTTATATGAATAATTCGGTTAATGCTGTATTTGGCAGTATTAATACTAGAAATTTCGAGATATATCAAAGCGGTTTATATAACATAGAAGTTCGATATGCATCTTATAACTTAGTAGATGCTGGTGATTTTTTGAGAATACGTTTGTATGGAAGCACTAGTGTAATAACTAATGCTAATTTAAATACAGCAACTTTGTTACACACACTAGATCATGGGTTTGTTGATACCACAGGACCTGGTGAATCTTTTAAACAGGGATCTGTTACCTTAACTCTTGGACCAGCTATCGGTGGCCCTTATTATATAGTGGCAACATGTTTACATGGTGGAGCTAACGGTGGTAATGGAAATCAAGGATATCCAGTATTTGATAATGTTTGGGGAAATCAACCTTATATGATTGTAAGAAGAGTGTCAGGTCCTTCTATTTAACAAAATTAAAAGATAAATAATATACAATGAATCCTGTTTTACCAAATCTATTTCATGGAAGCACAACTTTTAATTCTAAAATAAAAAGTTATGACCATTTAGCTCAAAGAGTTCGTAGAGCATTAGGAGAACCACTCGTAGAAGTCGAGGTTAGTAGTGAACAAATGTATGAAAATATAGATATTGCTTGTGAATATTTTACAAAATTCGGAGGTACTACTGAGGAATATCTAGTTTTTAGATCCGACCTTTATGAACCAGGTATTGGTTTACGGATGGACAAGCTCTTTAGCGTTACACCTGAAATGTATAATGCTAACAGAAAAGACGAAACTACAAATGCTTCTTTAAGTGCTTCATATGATTTTGATATGGACGAATATCGTAAGGTCGTGGATGTGTTTTCTTTTGCTGAAGGTAACAATTCGGGGGTCAACACACTTTTTACAATCGAACATACAATTGCACAACAAGCATATTTTGGACATCTTCTAGGAAACGTAGGATATGATCTAATAACATGGCACGCTCTTAAAGAATGGTTAGATACAAGAGACAAACTTTTGGCACTCAGACCATATTTTAGATTTTCACCCGAATCACAATATTTAAAATTAATTCCTGAACCATCCAAACAACAAGTGTATTATGGATTAATTGGTTGTCATGTCCAAAAACCAATCCGTGACATAGTAAGTCAATTGTGGGTTTATCGTTATACTTTAGCATTGGCTAAAATAACATTAGGTCATGTCAGAGGAAAATATGCTGGTACAAATTTATTTGGTAATCAAACAGTCAATTATACTGATATGATGAGTCAGGGTCTTGCTGAAAAAGAGAAGTTAGAACAAGAAATAACCACTGACCTTATTGATCGTGAGCCAATAACCGCATTTTTTGTTGGATGATAAAACCTGTATTAGTTAAGAAAAATAAAAATTATAAACAAGGAAGATTCAATCCATTAAATCCTCACAAGTATAAAGGTACTCTTCCAATTTATTATCGTTCTAAATTAGAACTAAGTGCTATGAGAATGTTGGATAAAAATCCTAATATTCTTACATGGGGATCTGAATCTGTTGTCATACCATACCTTTCTCCTCTAGATAATCGTATTCATAGATATTTTGTTGATCTTGTTGCGATGCTAAAAGAGTCGAATGGTAATATAAAAAAATTATTAATCGAAGTAAAACCATTTAAACAAACACAAAGACCTATGTTTAGTAATGCAAAGTCTCAAAAGACTGTTTTATATGAAAATACACAGTATGCTATGAATATGGCAAAGTTTGATGCAGCCAAACAATGGTGTGCAAAAAAAAATTTTACATTTATTATACTAACAGAGAAGGAAATTACATCAAAGTAGTGTAAATAATATTATAACATAATATATGCAAAACCAAGCTTATCGCCTTCTTGTGGAAGAACCAACGTATGAAATACAATACTTGGTTGAAGAAAAGAATCGTAATTCACCTTCTAATCTTTATATTCATGGACCGTTCTTAATGGCAAATGAAGCAAACAAAAACAGACGCATATATCCATTAGAAGAAATGGTTAAAGAAGTTGATAGATATTCTTCTGAGATGATCAAGGGTAATCGTGCTACAGGTGAATTAAACCATCCACAATCTCCTGAGATTAATCTTGAGAGAATCTGTCATATGGTGACAGAATTAAAACAAAACGGAAATATCTTTGAGGGTAAGTCAAGAATTCTTTCTACACCTATGGGTCAGATTGTTAGATCACTTATTCTCGATGGTGTTAAATTAGGCGTTTCTTCAAGAGCACTTGGTAGATTGGATGCTTCTGGTGAATATAATAAAGTTTCAGATTTTAGATTAGTTGCTGTGGATGTTGTTGCTGATCCTTCTGTTCCTACAGCATTTGTAAATGGTATCCTTGAATCTAAACAATGGATTCTTTCCGAAAATGGCAACTTTGAACCATTATTTGATGCATTTGAGAAAAAGATAAGTAATCTTCCAAAAACAAATAAAGATCTATATTTAAAAGAACAAGTGATTGCATTCATTAATGCACTCAAAAAAATGTAAATAGTATTATATGAGAAACACAATTTCCAAATTTATCACAGCAATTTGCGAAAAGAATTATTCTTTGGCAGATTCTTTGTTAAAAGAAATTTTGACAGAAAAAATCAAAGCCAAAGTCAAGACAATAGCAGAAAAAAAAGAATATTGTTGCAACGATTGTAAACGCAAGAAAAAAAATAATTCTTGTGGATGCAATAAAAATGATGAAACTGTATCTAGAAAGAGTAAATAGTTTTATAGCATATGGATATTTCATCAATTCTTAAAAACTTGGATCAAAACGTTTTAACAGAAGAAACAGCTTCAGCAATCGCAGAAGCATTTGAAACCGCTGTAAGTGAAAAAGTTACAGCCAAATTAACTTTAGAACTCGAAAGTGCTTTGTTGAATCAAGACAAAGAACACGCTGATAAATTAAAAAATTTAATCGAGGCTATTGATTTAGATCATACAAACAAACTTAAGGATGTTGTTGATGCAATCAATGAAAATCATACATTCAAATTAGAACAAATTGTTGAAATGTATAGAAAAGCATTAAATGAAAAAGCTGAAAATTTCAGCAATAAACTCATTAATGAGATGAGCAATTATTTAGATCTTTATTTAGAAAAGAATCTTCCTACTACTCAACTCGAAGAGGCTGTTGCAAATACTTATGCAAAAGTTCAATTGGAAAGAATTAAAGGTCTTTTAAAATTTGATCCTGAAACTATCAATGAAGATGTTAAGAAAGTTCTTGAAACAGGCAATAGCCAAATCAAAGAACTTCAAGAAAAACTAAATGAATCTCATAATGCAAATAATCAACTTGCTTCTGAGATTGAAATTGCCAAGGCTGCTCTTGTCTTAGAAAAGAAAACCAGAGGGTTTTCTTCTGCTAAAAGAGAATACTTGACAAAGATCCTTTGTGATAAAACTCCTACGTATATTGAAGAAAATTTCAATTATGTAGTTGAGATGTTTGAAAAAAATGACTCCGAAGAAAGGGAAGTTCTTGCTGAACAAGCTAAAAAGTCTTCTTTTTCCAAGGATGTGAAAGTTCCTACAGCAGTAATCAGTGAATCTGTTGTTGAGAGCAACGAGTTTAACCCAGTTACTGATTATTTAACTGAACTCAAAAGATCTTAATATAATTTTTAAGTTGTAGAAAAGAACGGTTCTTTTCTAGACGTTATCCAAAATAGAAAGAAAAAGCATATATGAATTCAATCAAACCCTCAACAGGCTTCATTGACAAAGGCCGTGCTAGTACACTCTTGGAGAAATGGGCCCCGGTTCTGAACTACAGTTCAGATCGTGTTAAGCCAATCGAAGACGATCACAGTCGTCTCGCTACGGCTATCCTCATGGAAAACCAAGAACGCTGGTGCTTAGAAGAAGCTGGAAATTCCGCTGGTGTATCCGGTGGTGTTTACGGTGGTTCTGCTCCCGGTCAAACAGGTCTTTCAAACAGTGATAGTTACGCTTCAGGTGATGCTCGCTTACCAAAGGTTTTAATCCCAATGGTTCGTCGTACATTCCCAGAGCTTATCACCAATGAAATTGTCGGTGTTCAGCCTATGGCTGGTCCAGTTGGTTTGGCATTCGCTATGCGCTACAAGTATGATACCGCAAGTCTCGGTGGTGCTGGAGTCGATGGTTATTCCAACGGCCCTCTCACTGTCGGTAATGATGGTGTTCCTCGTCAAAATGACGGTGCTGAACTCGGTTATCAAAGACTTGACACTCGCTTCACTGGTACAAGTGCTACATTCTTAAGCGGAAGCAACGATTTCAAATACGTTGCCGAAGATAAGGGTGTTGCTCAATTACTCAGTCAGTTTGAGTTAACTGGAAACATTCCTCAAGTTACACTTGAGTTCGCAAAGACTGCTGTTGAAGCTAAAACTCGTCGTTTAGCTGCTCGCTGGTCTGTTGAACTTGAGCAAGACATGAAGAACATGAACGGCCTCGATGTCGATTCTGAATTAACAAACGCCATGAGCTATGAAATTCAGGCCGAAATTGACCGTGAAATGATCATGAGAATGGTCCAGATTGCTCTCAATGCGGGTGCTCCTAATGGATATAGTTTCTGGTACGCTGCTTCAGCCGATGCCCGTTGGCTCGGTGAACGCAATCGTGACTTCTACAGCAAGATTATTATCGAAGCCAACCGCATCGCTATTCGTAACCGCCGTGGTTCTGCCAACTTCATTGTTGCCACACCTCGCGTTTGCACAATCTTGGAGATGTTACCTGAGTTCCAGTGGATGCCCGTAAACGGCAACGTCAACACCCAACCTACAGGCATTGCCAAGGTTGGTACTGTTGGTGGTCGTTTCACCATCTACCGTGACACACGTACAGAAGCTCAATTATTAGGTGGTGTTAGAAGCGCAAGCGATGCTATTGAGTACGCTTTATTAGGCTATAAGGGTCCTGAATATTATGATACTGGTATTGTATACTGTCCTTACATCCCTGTTATGATTCAGCGCACAATCGGTCCTAACGACTTCGCTCCTCGCGTTGGTCTTATGACTCGTTATGGTGTTGTTGATCATATCTTCGGTGCAAGCTTGTACTACCATGTCATTATCGTCAAGGGTCTTGGCACTGATAATGTTAACTCCGCTGGTCGCCTCTATCTGTAATTTGATAGACTCAAAAAAACCCTGTAGGAGAAATCCTACAGGGTTTTTTATTATACCTTGACTTTCATAGTATTAGTGAGATAATTAAACATCAGATGAAAAAGAAAAATTACTCTAAAATCAACAATCCTAAAGGTCCTTATAAAATGGATATTGAGTATTGGGGTATGGATATAAATGTAGTAATAGATAATGATGGTCCGTTTGACTTTAAGGTTAAAATTAAATCTAAAACAAAATTAACCCAAGACTTTATTGATCATTTGAAAGAATATCTTGAAGCCGAAGGGTTTTATGAATCTGCACAAAGACACAATTTACACTGGTAGATGATAAGTATAAAATATGAGTTTGTTCAAAGATTTTTATACCAAAGTTATTCAAGAAGCTAGACAATCAACGGTTCCTTCAGTAGCAGAAGACCAGCCTTCTTATAGAAGAAGTAAGATAGAAGATGAAAAAGCAATTAAAGAAGCTTTAAAAAAATTAAATCTTGAAGAATTCAAAAAATTAAAAAAAGATCCAGATAATATAGAATTAGCAAAAGACGTTTTTAATATTATAAAAGGATTGGACGAAGAAAGTTTAAATAAAACTAATCAAAGTAAGGGTGAATTGTTAGAAACATTATTAAACGTAACCAGAACACCTTACCATGATAGTAAAAATATGGAAAGTAAAGATGGTAAAGGTGTTAATATATCAGGGTTTAGACAAGTAGCACAACAATTTTTTATTAATAGTAACATGTCAATGAACGATCAGGTAAGATTATTTTCACAAGTATCTGATTGGCACAATCTTTACAAAAATATTCTCCAAGAAAAGGAAGGTAAAGAAACAAAAAAATTCAGAGAAAAATTTACTGAATACACCAAAAGAGACGTATCAGTAGACCCAAGAGATGTTAAAAAGGTAGAAAAATCTGAAGTGTATTATTTTGATCGTGATCCCTCGGATCCTGATGCAAAGCCTTTTAGAACAACTATTATAATTCCACCAGATGAATCTTATTTATATGAGACTCTCGAAGAAAAAGAAAAGAATGTTCCAATTAAAAAATCATTTTGGAACGAACCAAGACCTAATAAGGCTTATGGTATAAAATTACCTCCTCCATGGCCTTTTGGTGTTTATACACCGAAACAATTAAGAAACAAAACTATAGAACAGATTCGGGATGCTGTTAATAGTTCTGATGCAGAGCTTGCACATAAAGCCATGTATCCACCAAACAAACATCCTGAGATGTATACTATGAAATAGTATATTAATCTTCTTCTACAATCGTAGCTTCGATCAATTCAATTTTTTCAGGCTTTTGGGGTTTATCAAAAAGCTTTTTCATTACATCTTCTCTTGTAGCTATAGCCACAACATTTGTTGTGTTGTTTTGAAGTTTTTTAATACCATCATTTTCAAGCTTCGCCACTTCGATATTGTTTTTATGTTGTTTGATCTGAAGATTGATTTTGTTTAAGCCATCGATGGCCTTTGTTGTTGCTCCTATGAGTTGAGCTAATGCAGAGATTTCTTTTGGATCTTGGCCTGTCATTACAGAGTCTTTTAATGTATTGATTGCCTCTAAACCAGACTGTATCACTTCTGCTGTTTTATTATAAACGAATTCATTTACATTATCATCATTTAAAGAGTTTGAATCGGTTTCTGTTTTTTTATTTGTTCGACTGCTATTATCAACCGCATCAGCAGTTAATTGATCGATAATCGCATCGATTTCACTGGAATTGTCCATATTGGGAGTTTACTATACTTATTCCTGTAAAGCAATTTTTCTCTTATAAAGGAGAAATTTAGTAGACATCTAATAAGATCTGGTATATTATTAATAAAGATGAATGTATCACATTATGATGATCTTTGGGTAGAAAAGTATAGACCATCGAACCTTCAAGAAATTCTTTTATCAGAAGAAATAAAAACTTACTTTGAATCTATTACAGAAGATATTCCAAACATTTTGTTTCATGGTAATGCAGGGACAGGTAAAACTACTTTAGCAAAAGTTTTGGTCAAAGACATCTTAAAATGTCAGTATTTGTATATTAATGCAAGTGACGAAAATGGTATTGATACTATAAGAAACAAAGTAACTTCTTTTGCACAGGTTCGTTCTTTTGATGGACAAAAGAAGGTGATTATTTTAGATGAGTTTTGTGGTATGACTGTGGATGCACAGCGGATTCTGCGAAACGTGATGGAAGAGTATCATGATACTACTAGGTTTATTCTCACAGCAAACTATCTAAGTAAAATAATAGAACCAATTAAATCTAGGTGTATTCTTGTAGAATTAAAAACTAAGTTTGAAGATATTCTAAAGAGATGTATTTCTATTTTAATTAAAGAAAAGATAGAAATTACTGATGAAGAAAAGAAAAAAATTAATGCATTTGTTTCTAGTCGTTATCCAGACATAAGAAGGATTATAAACGATTTGCAAAGATTCTCGATAAGCGGAACGTTGCGTATTTTAGAAACAGATAAAGTATTTGATTTTTCCAGAACCCTCTATGAAAAACTTTTGAATAGTGTGTCTGTGACGGACATTAGAAGATATGTAATAGAATCTGAAACGCAATTTAATAACAATTATCAGTCTTTATTAAAGTCTTTATTTGAAATCTTTTATGAGTCAAACTTGTCTGACAACATTAAAAAACTAAGCTTATTGGATATTGGGGAACATATGTACAAAGATAATTTTGTACTAGACCATGAAATTAATTTTTATTGTTGTTTGTTTTCTTTGGAAAACACATTAAAAATTAAGACTTAATTTTAGTATTTTTCTTTGGTAAAGAATTGTCCTTTGGTTGCTGATTAGCTATATTGATTGGTTTAGCTTCAACTGCTCTATAATCAGTCAATGGTTTTTCGTATTTGTTAGGTACGCCTTGAACAGGGGGTAAATTAGGACCAAAATCTAAAACTTCTATGTATTTGAAGTCTGCTGGTACATTAAATTCATTAAATTCTGTTGGGAAAGATAATGACCTAGGATCGGTCTTTACTGTTAAAGTGAGACTTAATGAGCCAGCATAGTCTGTAACGTTATAAGAATCGCCTGTGGTGTCATTAGCATCGATTTTATGAATAAAGAAGAAAATACCCTGTTTAACAAGATTTTTTAACCATTCAGTAAATACAGCATCGCCACTATATCTAGCCTTAAAATATGGGCTAGAAAAATAAGATTCTTTTATTTTTATAGGAGTATTTTCTCTGAAAGCACCGCCATTAGCGTATTTTGCAAAAGCTCTTTCGTAGATAACATTAAATGAATTAAATTTAGTCATAGGTGTATTTTTTATATAAGTATATTTATCCTGATATGGCTACAGTTCGACTAGATAATTTAATAAAACCTAAACAGGTTAATACTCAGCAAACTAAAATATCTGAAGAAACTTATGATGGTATTACTTATACCGACCTACATTTAGACTTAACGATGGCTGTTGCCATAGGAACAGAAACGAGAAGAGGGTTCGCAAACGATATTAAAGTCGATTTTGATGAACAAGCAATAAGAAATTCTGTATATAATTGTGTTTATACGAAACCTGGTGAAAAAGTATTAAATCCAGATTTTGGGATAAATTTAGATCAATTTTTATTTGAACCAGCAACAAAGTCTAGAGGAGAATACATAGGCAGATATATATTATCTAAATTGTCTTCTTTGGAAAGACGAATAATTATTAATAAGATTAAAGTAACCGTCAATGAAGATATTAATACATACAATATTTTACTAATGTATGAAATTCCTTCATTAAAGAAAAATACTTCTATGGATATATTACTAGAATCTAAGTTTAACTCTAAATAATACTAATATATGACCGAATTATATCTAGAAAAAAATTCTTACTTAAACTTTGATGCATTAAGTTTAAAGTCTTTGATTGTTGATCGTTTAAATAAAGGTAAAGTTTTTACAGATCAAAATTATCAAGGCTCTAATTTATCTGCTATCATAGATGTTGTCAGTTTAGTTTTTGGTAATTTATTATTTTACTTAAATAAAACTTCATCAGAGAGCATGTTTACTGAAGCACAGCTTTATGAAAACATGAATAGAATTGTAAAATTATTGAGTTATAAACCTGTCGGAAAAACCGCAGCAGTCCTACCAATAAGACTAACAGCAAAATCAGATTTAAGTCAAAACAATTATACTATTCCTAGATATAGCTATATAAACGCAAACGGAACTTATTTTTCTTTTCCTGATGATGTATCATTTTCAAAACTAACAAATGGAAACGAAAATATAAATGCATTAAATGATAAAATATTATTAAAGCAAGGATTATACCAACAGTTTCCTATATACACTGCAATAGGTTCTGATAATGAGGTAATGTATCTGACATTAGACCAAAAAACTGAAGTAGATCATTATAGTATAGATGTTTATGTTAAAGAAAGAAATTCTAATAAATGGGTAAAATACACTCCCGTAAACGAACTTTTTTTACATACTGCTGAAGATACTGTATACGAAGTTCGTTTCAATGAAAAT